ATTCAGAAATTCGTCTACCGCACTCATGACTGCGGTCATCTTTTCGTGATAGTCGGCCTGGACCGGCGCGTCGCCGAGGCGCTGATGCGGTTGCTGTTGGTAGAACTCGCGCCGCCGCTTGCTTTCGCCCATCTCGTTATCCCGTGATGTGTTTTACCGCCCAGAACACAGCTTCCTCGATCTTGGTTTTAGCCAGGGACAGCTCGCGGCTGTTCCCGATCGCAGACACCTCGATCCAAAACATTTTGCCGTAGTCTTTAACTCGAAGCATCTGCTCCTTCTCGTCATCCGTAAGTACGCGGTACTCGTGGCGCATCACGTTGTTGACGACGCGCTCGTCCGAGGTACTGTTCATGGCGCTCTCCCTACCTAACGATATCGTCATCTACCAAATCCAATGGATTACCTAGTGGTTTATCCGCATTGAACAGTTGCGCCCGGCGGTGGCCAATGGCGTATCTAGAACATACCAAGCTGCAATATCGCCGTTTAAGAAAGCGACGCAGCGACTCACGATAGTACCGTTCCAATCGCTTCCCGCAACGCCGGCAATAAAGAGCAGGCTCGTTCTTAATTACCATCGGCTGCCCGTTCCATGATGCGGGCAGCTCGTGACCGCACAATATTTAACGCACAACCCCGACGGCTTCGGCGGATACTCCTCGCGCTGCGCGGCTTCTTCGAGCTTGGCGACACGCGGCAATATCCCGCCCCAGATTTCAGATAAGCCCTCTCTTTTGAAAACCCGGCTGACCAAGGTGTCGCGGTTGGCGAACAGGAAGGCGGTCTTGACCGTCTCGACCTCCGGCTCGTGGTGCATGATGGTCGCGGCCATCAGCGCGAGCTGGGTGTCGTCGTCGGTGACCTTGCCCGACTTGTAGTCGATGACGACCGCCGAGGTCGCCCGCACCTTGCAGAAGTCGATGACGGTGCGGAACCAGACGTTGTTCGAGAAGAACCCAGCCGGCTTAAATTCCTTGGTCAGGCCTAGCTTCTGCTCGGCGTAAGTCGTGCCCGGCGCCTCGACCAGCTTGGCCAGCATGTCTTCGTGCTGGACGTAGGGCATCGGCAACCTGGTGCCGTCACGCACACGGGCCTCGAAGGCCCGGTGCATCTCGCTGCCTTCACGTAGGGCGCTCGACTCGGGTTCCTGAATGTCCTTGATGACGTTGTAATGGAAGAACCTTTTAGGGCACGTCGAAAATGCCGACAGCGCCGAAAACGACCAGGTGAATTTTGCCATGTCGGCACCTTAGAATAAATGTAATTAGCGCCGCCGGCCGTGGTCGTTACTACGGGTAGTATCCTCCTCGACGCGGCGGGTGTGCCTGGTCTCGACCTCCTCCCTCGGCGCGGCCGCGCGGGTGCCGGGTATCGCGAGCGCGTTCGATGCCGGCGCCGCCGTCGAGCCGCCGGCGTTGGTCGCGGTGACGACGCAGCTGATCGACGTACCGGCGTCGCTATCAGCGACGGTGTAGGTGCTGCTGCCGTCGCCGACATTGGCCCCGTTCGACCATTGGTAGGCGTAAGAGACCGGCTCGTTGCCCCAGTTCCCCATTGTGCAGGTGAGTAATCCGCCGACACTGGCGTCGCCGGTGACGGCGGGCACGTCGATATTGACCGGCGCCGCCGGGGTGGTCGTGCCGCCATAGGTCACCTCGGTGACGCCGTCGCCCGCCGGCTTGTCGCCGACCGGCGCCATCTGAATCTGCAAGGCGCGGGCGTGATAGACCGCCAGCGCGTCGTTAATCCACTTGTTGATCGCCGCCCCGCCGTTGGGCTGGGCCAACACATGCGACCACAGGGTCAGATACCCGACCCGTGAATTGTCGTAGAGGAACTGCACGAACTCGGCCGGCGCCGGCTGCGAGGGATCAAGGCCGGCGGCGTCGAGATCGAGCAGGGTCATCGGCTCGGCGGCGAAGACGAATTGGGTCGGCAGGTTGGCAGCGGGTACGCTCTCGGGCATCGTGGTTCTCCTACTTGAAAAGGGGTGCGGCGAAGGCGTAATTGCCGTCGTCTTCGATAAGGCGGTAATCAGATGTGGCGTGGACACGCCGGATCAGGGTGAGCGCCTGCCGCATGTCGGCCCCGAGGCTTTCGCCGGCAGCCAGAATGACGGTCGCGGTCGGCGGCTCCCATTCCGACGGCTTGCGCAAGTTGTAGTTCTCCGGCCGCTCGTTGACCTTCAGCGGCTGGGGTTGATCGACAGTGACGACGATCCGATTGTCTTTGCGGGTATACCTCGCAACTGAGACCCCAAACACGTCGTCTACGCTGTCGTGTGAAATCGAAAAGCCGTAGACGGTCTTTACCCGCAGCTGATGCACCCTCGCCTTGTGCATCCCCGAGTCGACGATCTCCCACTGCCGGCCGCCGATATGCCGCGCCGTCACACCGGTCCATTGAGTGAACCACGGCACGATCTCGGCCCCGAAGGTGAAGACGTCCTGGTAGCGGTAATGGGCCAAGGTCCCGACGTGCGATTGCTCGGTCTCGGCCTGAATGGTCTGTGTCCAGTCGCCCGCAGCGAATGCCTCTAGTGTCGTCATGCCGTTCTCCATCACGAGTTCGCCCCCCTTTCTGCGGCCGCCAGGGAAACCCCCCAACCTCCTTCGCTGGCGAGGGGCAACCCCTCGCCCCAGGCCGGCGTTATGGCGAACTGGCGCGCCAGCTCGGCGTCGATCGCGGCGGCCTCCGAGGCCGGCACGCAAAGATCGAGACTGTCATGCGTCGAAAGGAAAGGCCGATAGCCGGTCGTGTTAAAGACCCGCACCGCGATGTCGGTGAGGTGAATGCGCGACAGCGCCTGAGCCAGATTTTCGACCCCCTTCGATCCCCATATGCGGCGCGGGGTCGAGCTGTGCGGGTCGGTGTAGACAATCTCGCAGCGGTTGCGCAGCTGGTCGTACTCGCCCTCCCGGATGTCGGGGTAGCAGATGCGCAGATCGTTCGGCAGCACGATGCTGTCGAAGTCCGGCTCGACCGGGATGTGGTCGTAATACTGGTACGGCGCAGATGAAAAGGACGAGTGTCGGCTCCGATGGTTCAACCCGACGATATGTCGTAGCATTACCTCGACGTGCGACCACAGCCGCGGAATCTCGGGGAACGTGTCCCGGTAGGCGTAGACAATGTCTTGTGCCTGCGCCTCGTCGACTTTTACACTAATGCCACCATTACCTATAAACAACATCTGCCTAAACCGGGCAGCACCACAGCCGTAGGAAAGCCCAAGAATACTTACCTTGCCTACAAAACGTTGTAGTTTGTTTTCTTTTGTTACTTTTTCCTTGTAAACAATACTTGCAAACTCCGAATAGACGTCGCGCCCTTCGGCGAACGCGTCGAGCAGATAGTCGCAGCGCGCCATCCACGCGGTCATCCGCGCCTCGATCTGGCTCGCGTCGCGATGCACGATGCGGTAGCCGTCCGGCGATTCTATCGCCGTTCGGATCAGGCTGCCCCGCATTAGATTTTGCCAGTTTGCGCCGCCGTCCCCCGACAGGCGTCCGGTACGCGCGCCAAAATACTTAAGAGGTATCGGCGCCCAGCCGGCGCCTTGGCCCGGCCACTCGGTACGCGACAGCGCGAGGAGGTTGCGCGAGCGGGTTTCCTCCAGCGTCGACTTGACCGACACCCGCGCCGCCAGCAGCGCCTGCACCAGGGCCGGCAGCTCGTTGTCCTGGCACAGCTCCTTAAATTGCCAGTCTCCCTTCGCCAGGGCCGGTATCTCCTTACCTGTGGTGGGCGAGGTTTTCATCGGCACCTCGACGCCGGTTTGGGTCAAGAGGTTGGCGAACTTAGTGTTCGAGCTGAAGATTTCCTTCGGTATCTCGGCCACGACGGCCGCGATCCGCTGCTTCTCGGCGAGGACCTCGGCTAGATGGAGGTCGAGGATGCCCTCGTTGAGCTTGACCTGGGGCAGGATGAACATCCTGGCCACCAGGTCGATCAGGGTGATCTCGCTGGCCCGGAAACACCGCCGCATCTTCTGGAAGATCGCGTAGCACAGCTCGTTGTCGCGCACGCAGTACGCGGCGTAAGCCTGAAGCTCGTCCGACGTGAAGTCGGCGAGCCGCTTGCCCTTGGCCCGAACGACCTCGTCCCCCTTGGCCGGGAGGCCCAGATAACTTGCCACCTTGGCGAGGCTCGACCGTCCGATCGTCCAGTGCGTCGTGGCGCGGGCGCAGGACAAGGTGTCGAGGTAGAGCTTGGGTACGCAGCCGAAGCGCCACGCCAAGATCGCGCCGTCAAACCTGACGTTATGGGAGAGAAACGCCGAATTTTCCCAGTCGATCTCGGCAAACCGCCGCGCCACCTCGTCATGCCCGATGAAGACCTCGGTCGCGCCGGCGCCCACCTTGACCGACGCCAAGATGGTTTCGTAGCGCGAGTCGAGGATGTAGTCGGTCTCGCTCATCCGAGTGAGCGAGTAGTCCTGGCTGTAGTGCGTTTCTAGGTCGCAAGTGACCAGAGTCATGGCCGCCCCGGTTCCATCCGAGGCTATCTTATCATTCCTATATTTTAGGGGAAGCCGGATTCGGGCGGCCGATCCCGACGGGTGTGCTAAAAGCAAAATGCCGGCCTCGGGGACTAGCCCCGGCCGGCATCTAGCGAAGGAGAGTCCGATATGCGACATCGGACTTTTAACTTAACACACACAGTGTTCGGGCAGTTTCATTAGCCACGCCGCCCAAATAGGGCTGTTATCGTTGGGGTATTTGACGTACACATCGACACCGTCAGGCGCGTAATCGGTAGGTTTAGGCCGGGTCTCGACGGTGCCGCCTACGGTCTCGGCGTGACGACGAATACCTCGTAGCGTGCAGTGGTTGCACCTCATTTCTCGGCTAACCCCCCTTTTAGACGGTCCAACAGCAAGCTGCCGCTCTGCGTCTCGACCTTCTTCATGCGGGCGTCGCCGCTGTCGATGATGTGCCACTGGCCGTCGCTGGAGAGCGCCGGAGCGAACATCGCCATCGCTGAACCATCGGCGAAACGCAGCAGTAGGGCTCGCCGCGCCTCGGCCTGCCGCTCGGCGTAGCGACGCAGCCGCTTGTCGAAAACCAGCGGCGCCCTCGACCCCTCGACCCAAACCTGAACCACCTCGATCTCGTGGACCTCGCCGGTATCGTTGTTTTCGAGGCGCATCATGTCGGGCATGATGTCGATGACGTAGCCGGCCCGGTCCGGCCGCAATATGTCGGCGGTGTCGTCGCCCACCAGCCAGCGGCACGACCACAAATGGCAACTGTTAGGGAAGCCCGGCTGCCGGTAGATGCCGCAACCTTTGCTGCTCTGATGCTGACATTTCGTGTTGGCGGGTTTCGCCAGCTCGCGCACCGGCAACAGCTTGCAGCAAAGGGTACAGGAACCGCAGTGGCGCTCAGTCATAGTATCTGCCCGTCGCGCTTCTCCCAGTCCGCGATCTCGCCATGAACTGGAACGCTCATCGGCTTGTACTCGACCGGCGGCAAGGTGATCGCCGACAGCATGGCTTCTTCGCAGAGGCGCATCCGCCGCCGGTACTGGTCGTGCCACTCCGCCTCCTCGCCTCGCAGGGGCCACTCCCAGCGCCGCAGGTTTTTACCGAGCTGACTGCCGTGGTCGCCCCAGATGTTGCGGTGCCGCCCGCTTAGCTGCTCATGAACCCGGGGGAAGAGCATCTTGCACGCCGGCCAGCGTGCCGCGATGTGATAGAGGGATATCTCGGGGCGGTGCCGCAGGAAGTCCGCGACGGTCAGCGAGACCAATCTTGCGAGCCGGCGCTCATAGACCGACCTATCGACCCACTTGATCAGTTTGTCGTGGGTGTCGAGGTCCAGCGCGTTGTTAAAGTAGATCGGGTCGTCTGCCTTGTAGCGGGGCTGGGTCTGCCGCTTCCAGGCGTAATGCACCTCGTGGCGCAGGTACACTTTCACGATGCACCGCCGCGACGCGCCCTGATCCGGCCCGATCTCGAAGCAGAGGATGTTGGTTTCCTTGAGCGAGTCGAGGCCCAAAGCTAATAGATCCGCAAGAGATGGGGGAGTTGTTACAAGCAGGACCTGATCGAGGTCGAGCGGGAACCCGACCTCCATCGCGTTGACGCGGTTCTGCATCAGGGCGTTGACCGCCCGCTTGAACCCTTCGATGTGATCGGGCGAGGGTATCCAGTTTGACATTATGGTTCCTTCCGAGAGGGTGGGGGGCCGGTCGAGCCGGCCCCCTTATGGTTAGGCGTGAATGCGTACCGTCTCGCCAAAGGGCGCCACGATCTCAGTCGTCATCGCCCACACCACGTCGTGGTCGGGCTTCGGCGGGAACGGGCCGTAGCCATCGGTCAGGTACACCGTGGTCTCCGGCCACAAATCGTTATCCCGCATCCAATAGAATGGCGGGATGAACGACGTCCCGCCGCCGCCCGGTGTCGGCTTGTAGGCGGCGTCCCAGAACTCCTCCAGGCTCGACGCCCATTCCGTCCTTCGGACGGTCGCATCGCACCAACCCACCAACAGACGTTTAGGCCGGCAGTCGACCAGGATGCCGCCGATCTCGGAGAAGAAGGCGTTGTACTCGGCCTTACCGATAGAACCACTATTGTCGATCCATACCGCGACCAACTCGGCCCCGTTGCCACGTTTGCCGGGAAGGTAGACGATCGGGTTGAGAACCAGCCGCCTGCGGTTGGGCCGCAGCCACGTCTCGCGCCGCGACCCCAGCTTGCCCGTCAGGACCATCCTGATGTGTTCCCGCCAGTTGACCTGCGGGTTGATGATCTCCTCGACCAACCTCTCGATAAAGCCCGGTACGTCGCCTATGGCCTTGGCGGCCGACATGGCACGGGCGACGGCTTCCCGATGGG